ATATAAAGCCAGTATACCATAATGAATGATTTTCATCAAGTCTTTTCTGTAATCTTCTGGCGTTTCGCCTTTTTTTCCATATCGATTGGAATATTTGTCAATATTTCCCATACAGAATCCTTCACCATGCCCTCGGGCCATGATTACTTCTGTAGACTGGAAAGTATTTTCAGAATAATGTCCTTCATATGTTTTGTCAATATATGCCCGAATCTCTTCGAGCAATATATCTTCATTAAATTTGTAGTTAGTCATTAACACTCCTTAAAATGGGATTTCTTCTGAATCAGTTTCTTCTGAAACTGTTTCTTGTTCTTGTCCTGTAATTTTTGAAAACAGGTCGACAAATGATGCCTTAGTATCATCATCAAAACGATTGGTACACAATTCGATAGATTTCATTACATCTTCGAAGATAGAATATGTCTCTACAATGTGAACCAAACGACGAGTCGAAATGATTTCATCAATTCCACCCTCTTCGAATGTTTTCCGAATTGCACCAGCCCACATGGTAAGTGCCTCAACATTTTTTTGATCTGATTGAGAAAGTTTTTCCACATTCAAAAGAGAGGTGAGGTGGTTGTTGAGAATTTTTTTCTCGACAGACTGACTAGGATATTCCTGTTCAAAAGTAATTTTGAAACGCTCGAGAAACGCCTCGTTCATTACGTTAGTACCGATAAACCGTCCATCATCAGAACCTTTACCTTTTGTGTTTGCAGTTGCAATCACTGTAAAGCCAGGGGCAGGTTTCACAAAACGATTATCTTTCTTTAGGTAAACACCTTTACCGTCAATAATAGATTGCAAACACATAATTTTATTTGATGCAAGGTCAACTTCATCAAGAATGAGAACAGCGCCGCGTTCCATCGCGTCAACTACAGGCCCCTGAGAAAAGACAACATTTCCATCAATCAGAGTTTTATCACCTAAAAGGTCAGACTCATCTGTTTCAATAGTGATAGGAACTGTAATGCATTCACGTTTCAAGTGAGCACATAACTGCTGAGAACCATAGGTTTTACCATTACCAGACAAACCAGTAATAAAAACAGGGTAAAACATTTTAGATGTTAAGATTTTACGCAAGTCGTTATAGAAACCGAACTTGACAAAATTTGGATCTTTTTCAGGCACCAGAGATTGGTTGGTATGACGCTCAGGTAATACAGGAGCTACAAATGTCTGTTCCTGTTGAACAGGTTTTATTTGCACTACATTGTTACCAGAAAGTTTCATCAGACTGGCAGACAGGTCATAAGAACCATGTCCTGAGCGGAATTCTGGTTTCCACATCCACTGTGGACTAGACTCACCAAATTCTGTTGCCAATTTTTTGATTAACTGTTTTGAAAGAACAGAACCATTTTCTTGAATGAGTTTATTAAGAAACTCAACTTTTTTCACTTTATTCCACATTATATATTCTCCTATTAGGAAGTTTCACGAATCATCATTACTATTACATACTATCAAATTGTGGGCCACTTGTCAATGGCCCTAGCCAATTATTTTACGATATCGACAAATTTATTTAGCAATTGCCGACTTGTTTTTTTCTTAGATTGAAACTTAGAAAACTGTTTTGCAATTTTTGCTTTTGACATATCAGTATCTACAGCCAATTCATCTTGTTCATTCTGAGTACGCATATCAACTACATAGTAATCATCATATCCACAATCAGGTGCCGACAGATATCCTTGTTTCCGAGCGATTGAACGCTGTTTAGAAATATCACTACTCGCAATCCAACCATCTTTATTACGGAACACATAATCCCGAATTGCATGATTTAGTTCATAGTTTCGATCTGCAATGAAGAAACCTACAGATTTTGCATCATGGATTTCTTTCATCATTGTCACAAGAAATTCAGTTGCATTCTGAGTAGTTTTATCTTGATCGCGCCTACCAGTTTTTAAAACAAAAGTTTTCTTTGTGCGCTCGTGTTTAATAACACTCAAACCTTCGCGGCGACTACTCCATCCAGAACCAACGCTGCGATTGTAGTTTGAACTACCACCTTCACTCCAATAATCAAGCGAGTCTCCAGCACTACCATCTGTCAAAACAATGAAATTCATTTTTTCAACATTGTGCTTTTTCTTGAATACATCAATTACTTTATCAAGAATAATCAAGCTGTGATTCAGTGGAGTTCCACCTAAAGTTAAATCAACATCATTAGTAGCACTGGTGCGGCAATAACCCCAAGCATTTTCCATCATCCAAGCAAGAAACAAATAATTGTTGCATGCTTTTTGGAATTCTGATTTTTTCATATTACTGGTTAACATATGATGCAAACGCACACCAGAACTAATAAATGCTTTTCCAGCAAGAGATGGATTATCCCGCTCTGCATACAAACGCTTTTCTCCATAACGACCATCTAGAGAAGTATTCTGGTCAGAGAAATTATAAACATCAAAAGGAATTCCTACACGCTGACAAAATGTTGCCAAAACAATAGTCTGGACTACAGTTTTGTAGATCATGCCATGCATAGAACCAGACCAATCTACCATCATAACCATACCATGATTTTTACCTTCAGGAATAATTTCAACTCTATTGAAAATATCATCTTT